AGAACTACCGCTAAATTTATTTATAATGCTATTCTCTATTGCATCTCTCTGCTCCGCATCTGGCGTACCGTTATTGAAGTTAATAAGCATTGATGGACTCAATCCATTCTGAATATTATTAATGTGATAGTTAGCAATCTCTTCTTCTAACTCTGCATATTGCAATCCTCCTTGATAGTCTACTGGCGAATAGTATTTATACCCAGCACGATAAGGCTTTATGTATAGTATCTCAATAGCAGCATTAGAGAACCCAAATGCAGGTATTCTAGTTAGCTTGTCTCCTGTACTTGCTGTACTCCAATCAGAATGGTAGTAGTATGCCTCTATTTCGCCTTTAGAGTTGCATTTCTCGGCTCTTAATGTCTCTACTGGTATATGCTCTACTTGAGCTATTTTAGTGCGGTCTTTGGTGTATATGACTTGCAATGCAGCTTGACCCATCATTTTGTAGTCGTGGGTAATTCGCTTAATCACATCCTTTTTAAGAAGTTCTTTCATATCCTTGTAGTCAGCCTCATTCTCTTTGCTGTCTGTCGCATCAAGACCTCTTCCATATATCATTTCAGATATGCCATTGATTGCAGCGTTGTTTGTTGGGCTTCCGTTGTACCTGTCTATCAGGTAAGTAAAATAGTCGTTGTCCTCACCATAAGCAACGAAATCATCGTTATAGTATTCTTTCACCTCTGGTCTTGAATAAGAACCGAGTTGAACAATGTGTATTTTACCTTCTTCTTTATTACTCATAATAGGTCTTTTCTTTGCGTAATGTCTTACTTTTTTTGCCATTTCTTATGCTCCTAATGCTAATGCTGCTATTGTGTTTGCTTGTCCGTCAGTTTCACTTATAACTCCCGTTGTTGTTTGTCCTAAATCACTCCATTGCGTATATCCGTCTGCTGGCTTTGGTTCTGTTGGCGATACTATTAATGCGCCATCTACACCATTTAAAGTGTACGAGCCAGCGATTATACCGCCATAACCCTTCTCGCCAAGATTACCTGTGATACTTCCGTCTACTCCAGCTTCAAATCTAATAGGTCTAACCCTTGTCTTTTTAGTTTTGTAATAAGTGCCACCACAATTCACTTGAGATAAGTAGCAATTCTCTGGAATGTCCTTTGTTAAATTTGATATTGGTGAATTATAAAGCCATTTTTGATATACAAAAGCAAATGTTGGCGAACCAACATTCTCTGTTGATGTCCAATAGTATTGGTTTGTTTGACTCGGACCAGATGGTGTTCCTACCACTTCGGGTAAGTAGTATGGGTCGTAACCGTACTGTGTAGCAGCTTGATTAAGAAGGCTTATGTATATATATAACTGTTGAGCTTCTTCTTTTGAAGGTAAATACCAGTCGTTATAACTAACCCCACCTATTGTAACGCAGTATAAATCACATATTTTAAATGCTGATGTTAAAGCGCTCATAGCCGAAGTATCGTAACACAATGTAACATCGCTTGGTAATGGTGTTATTCCACCGCTTTCATCTCCTATTATAATAAAGTCGTTGTCAAATGTGTTTTCAACTATATAATCTCCTTTACCCACTTCATACTTATTGAAATCGGTTTGATTTGTTACATAAATCATTCCCTTGTAAATATCTTCAACACTATCTTTAACTACAAGACTATAATGAGAGACAGTATATTTAAATGTCCTTCTCTCCGATTTGTTAGTTATCTCAACAACACAGCTTCCAGATAAAACCGTTTTTCTTGGCTTTATCTTTATGTCCTGTACTCTATCTACTGCCTGTAATATATGCATATCAAAGTAACAATCAAAATGTTATTTGTTTCAAAGATACAAAAAAAGGGGCAATAAAGCCCCCTTTTAAATTCACAACCCTATTAAATTTATGAAGGGTCTCTTTGAGTAGATTCAGTAGCAGTAGCACTTGTCATACCTGCAAATGGGTCTGCATCAGTACCTCCATCTACGAAAGATGGCATACGGATTTCATTAGCAGTTAAAGTAAGTGTGTAGCCGTTTAAGTCTCCCATAGCAGTACCAGTTACAGCAGTACCACCAGTTACATCAGCGCCATTATCAGCACCAACCAATAAGAACTTGTCATCAAACGTCTGAATAACAACGTGTGGTCTACCATACGCCATTAACTTTAATTCTTTGTTGTCCTCTTTAGTTAGCTTAAATAGTGTAGCGCTTAACACCTGCTCGAAGAATGTTGTTCCATTCTCCATAGAAGATGTAATGTTTGTTTCAAGCGAAGAGTTACCTTTAACATCATAAGTGTGGTAATTGAAAGTACCAGTCATATCTGTAATCTCATCACTAGAACCATAGGTTAAAGTTCCTAAATCACCGAAATCTACAAAGTGTAGTTTCTTAATACCACCGACAGCATCCTTACAAGGTCTTAATCTTCCGCCAGTTAAATCACAAGCCATAGTTTTACTTTTTTAGTAAAAGGGGCAGAGTTACTACCCCTTTCGATTAAACAATTATTATGCTAACGTTAGTAACGTCAAGTCAGAACCGATACCGTACTGTACACCTGCTGTATATCGCATGATGATACGTACATTCTGGCTTCCGTCAAGGTCAGCCATATCGATTACTTTTACTTCGTTGTGGTCGCTTAATAGACCTGTACCGAAATAGATGTTAGAAGCCTCACCAGCAACGATGTGGTCAGCAGGCATTCCTGGCGCATGTTGGATTTTAATGCCTTCAAAAGAAAGTGCATTACCCATATTGTACCATTGTTGTCCTTTAGCATCTGTACCAGCAGCACCTTGTCCGCCTGTTGCGAAACCGCCTAATGCACGAACATAAGCTTGCAATGCAACAGTTGGAAGGTAGATAGTCAAATCTTCCTTACCATAAACAGAGGCAGGAATTGAGTCAACTACATTTCCAAGTAGTGTTACGATGTTAGCAGAAGTGAAAGATGTTTCAGAGCCGTTTGCAGCATCGTTTACATCTCCGTCAGCAGCCATAAGAACTGTAAGACCGTCAAACTCTCCAGCGTTGGCGTTTACACCAGCCCAGATATTTTGTTCTGTCTTTTCAGCAACTTTAGCAGAAACGTGTCCTAGAATAAAGTCAGAGAAAGATGCAGGTAGCTTGTCAAATGCAGAATATCCCATTTGTACAGCTTCCCAATCTGCTCTAAAGTCTTTTTTACAAAGCTCTAGGTTAACTTGGAACTCTTCTGGCTGAAGAATACGCTCTGTAAGTGTAAGCGCATCAGCAGTAGCAGAAAAATCACAAGAAGCATCTCCTATAAAGTTAGTTGAAGCAACCTTCTTTACGACTTCTTTATATTTTACATTAGGTTTGATGGTGATTGCACCTTCAGCTAATGTTTTACCTGTCAAGAGGGCAGCAGAAATGTATTTTCCTGCAAACTCTCCAGCGTAAGTAGAGGTGATGGTATCAACAGAACCATTACCAGCGTATAGATTTACTTTTTGATTACTCATTTTTATATTATATTAGTTTTGAAAATACTCGGTCAAGTGTACTAGCAGGGCGATTCTGACCGAATTTAACCACCTCTTTTTGTTCAGTTTTTTCTGATGGTGCGTGTGCGATTGGCTCGGCTGCTGGTTCAGCAGATAGCTTTTGCACTTGAGACGAAAGTTCAGCCTTTTCTTGCTCAACCTTATTATACTCAACCATCATATCTTCTTTGATAGATTTAATCATATCTTCTAGTTCTGCGATTTTAGAGTTAAAATCCTCTTCCTTCACATAACCTTCCATTAACTCTACTTCTTCAGAATCTTCTTCTTCCAATTCTTCTTTAGTAGCTTCTTCTTCTGATTCTTCAGCCAACTCAACCTCTTCAGTTGATTCAGCATCAAGAGCAGCCTCTACCTCTTCAGTAGCAACTTCCTCAACAGAATCTTCAGATAATGCAACTTCCTCTACTTCTGGAGTTTCAGTAACTTCTTCGGCTGCAACTTCGATGTTTTCAACCTCTTTCGTTTCTGGCTCACTAATAGCAGAGAGTTTTTGCATAATATCATTCAAAATGTTTGTAGCTTTACTCTCCATATTATGTTAATTAACAGTTATAGTTATAGATAAATAACAAGTATTAAACAACCTGTTAGATTTTTAGGCACGTATTTTACCAATACCTTGCGCTCTCAAAGTGCCATCACAGCATTTTCTTGAGTATGTTTTTCCATTCTTGCACAAACAACCTCTCTTTGAGTTTGTCGGTACTTGCTGTCCTACTGTTTCTTTACTTTTCATTTCTTACTTGATTTAGGGTGCTTTTTAGGTAATAAATCATAATCGGTAGTGTATTTAGCATTTTGCGGTCTACCGTTCTTTAAAAGGTATATATAGGCGTTTACTCTAGCTTGCGCCCATTGCTCGGCTGACTTCACAGCAGGACTGTGAGATGTTTGAAATGCGCCAACTCCACGTTGATATACAGACTTCAGTTGCCCAACAGTAGTACCATAACCTTTTTTAACTTTGTACTTCTCGTTAAAGTCATTAGCCTTCTTCTGAAGCGACTTTAACACTCTGTCGGGTACAGTAACTCCCCTCGACTTCCCAGCAGCACCCTTTGGATTGCGTTTGCTTCCTCGTTTTGGATTAGGATTTGGAGTATCGGAATCTGGTGCTTTATTGCTTCGTTTAATTCTTCCTTTGTCATCATATTCAGCTAATTTATGTTCTTTGCAAGGCATATACCATTCTTGACCATCTACATTGTGAACGTGATAACCCTCACATCCAATGTCTTTAGCTACTTGAAGTGCTTGTTCTTTTGTGTCGTAAGCAAGTCTATCATCAATCTTTTTAGATGCTAATTCAATTTCACCTAATTCTTTAAGTTTACCTCTACTCCAAGCAAGTCCAGCTTTACCACCCCATAATAGGTATGAAATTGTGCCACAAGCCTTTGAATCACCTGCATCATAATATGT